TACGTGCCTTGATTGAATCCATGATGTTCATTGTGGGCTTGTTATAACCGTTTTCTTCACCGCCTGCATCTGTAATACGCATGGTTTCAATATTGTATTCTAAATCAATTTTTTGGCCAACGCCGGTTGAACTGCGACTCTTCATACATTGAATTTGATACTTGCCCTTTTCTTTCATGTGTCTGCTTGTAAAAATACCAAACACGTTGTCAGCAGTATTGATCTTAGAGATACCACCACTAATATGACTGTGATCAAATTCAATTTCTTCCACCGCACTACGATTCAACTGACTTGCAGTTACCATTAACACACCCAGTTCTTTGGCCAAGTTACGGAGTTCTTCACTCACATACTTGTCTTTAACAAACAAGTCGTTGGGGCTGACCTTGGCACTGACCGGCATCAACAAGTCCAGATAGTCTACCATGATAAAGTCCACTCGGATATTGGTTTGTATCTGTACTTCTTTGATATAACTTCTAATGTCGTTGATGTTGCTTTGTGCTGGCAAACCTTTAACACGGTATTGTCCAGACTTTTTAGCCACAAGTTTGACTTTGAGTTCTGTTGTGTCAATGTCTTTGCGTATCTCTTTAGTACTCATGTTTGTTAACATAGCATCTGTTCGCAAACTTGTGAGTTCTTCACTCAGTTCTAGTGTGACATAAACACCCGAAAGTCCTTGCTGTAACCAGTTGAGTGCAATGTTCATCATCACAAGACTCTTGCCCGATCCGGATCCGCCGGCAAAGATGTTTAGTTCACCGCGACTGAATCCGCCATACAGCAATCTATCCAGTTGTGGCCAACCTGTGGATACTTGCCCACCTGAATTGAAATACTTGTTGATACGACCTGCAGGATCTGCAAAGTAATCCGTGCCCATGTCCTTGGTCAATGATATCTGTACAGCATCTTTGATCAGTTTTTCCACAGGTTCAAACTCACCCTTTTCCAACAAGTCTGCACTCTTTAAAATTGCACGTTCAAGTTCTTGTCGTTTGGTAAAGCCTTCAAACTCCTGCATGAACCAATCATAGTGTCCTTCGTTTAGTTCAGGCACAGGTGCAAGTTTGATCCCAGTTGTGGCCGAAATCTGTGTCCTGTCAGGCATGGTCTTGTGCTTATCACTGTGTTCCTTGATAAACTCGGCCGCAGGTCTAAGACTGCGATCAAAGTTTGCAGGGTTGTAGATGTTTTGAACACGCACATAACTGGCCGCATCCTCTAACATCATCTCTAGGAATAATCGTTGGACTTCAAGTCCGTAATCTTTTAACAAGTCATTGTCCTTTAAAAATATTTTCTAAACATAATTGCCCAAAATCTGCCAGTTCATTGTGCAGACGTTGAGTTTCAAAATAGTGTTTCTGATTAAATTGACAAATTGCATCAATCTCATCAGGGTGCGACTTGCATGCCGCTACCAGTTGATGAATCGCTTGTATTGACTTGGTAATTTTAGTTGCCAAGTCAGTTTCTTGATCATATGATTCATCACAATAGTTATCAAATGTTTGGAACCCTTTTTGTTTTAGTTTTAATAACAGTCCACGATCACCCAGGATCACAAAGGGTCTATTGTTCGCTAGAATTTTATACGTTTTTTCTGTCAAGTATGGATACTCAGTGTCATAGACTGTGGTCTCAAGAGCCACATTTACTCGGGCTTGAGCATGCATTTTTTTATGTGGCAATTGCATTAAGGCCATGTGTTTTAGCTCGTAAAAACTTTCATATGATTTATGTACTTGAAATTTGAGTTGATCAATACCGGTTTTGTTTAGATACATTTCCATGCCCAAGGAATCAAATCTTAAATCAGTTGACAATACATTTTGTGCGCTGTCGGTTATTATGCTCAAGTTTTCACGATTGTCAGCCATGCATTTTAAAAATTCTCGTCGATGATCTCGCAAGGTGCCAGCTGGTATCACAATGTCATATTCTGCATGTTGTATTGAGGTTGTATTAATTTCGTTATAGAACATGGGATTAGAAAAAACTTCATGCACATAAAAATCAAAATAATCAAATCCCAGGCTAAGAACGTTATTAGGGTACTTAATACAATTTTGATATCCTGCAAACACTACACAATCATTAACAGTATCTAAAGGGAACCAATAGTCAATGTGCCCTTCCATCAATTGTCCATAAAATTTATATTTGTAACTGGATTCGTTATACCGACCACCTTGAAGTGTGTCAAAGGTATTGTAATCTTTTACTACAAAATCATTCAACTCATTATTAAATTCTAGCAAATCAAATTGATTTTGTTTTGAAAAATAACATGAAATTCCTCGATAAATCCATTGTTGTGTTGTTAATGATACCAATTGAGGTACTTGTTTTAGTCGACGCAGATGTGTAAATTTATGCGGAATCAATTTTTCAATCCTTGAATTTTTTTGTTTAGTTGTTTTTTTCTTATTTCAATTTTTATCTTACTGGTTTCTCTTGAGGACATGACAGTTAGCAAGGTGCCTAGTCGCCCCAATTTTATCACTGCATCATTTACATCTTTACAACCTTTGGGCCACTCGGGCATGCTCACTGCCCAGTTTAGTTCCACGGCACGGTCTACCAATTCCATGCCTGCGGCATCTTGGTCCGGCACAACAGTTACCTCTTTGCCCAGACTGCGTATGAGTCTTGCTTGAGTATCGCTTATGGTATTGTGCATCACAGCCAGGCCACTGATAGCAAGTGCGTCAAATATACCTTCTGTTACTAACACATGAGTCCAGGTGTCATGTTGTAGATCTGTACCAAACACATACCCGGACGGTGTTTGATTAATATACTTGGGTGTACGAGTATCTAAAAATCTTTGTGTGTATCCTACTACCGAATTGTTGTAGGTGAATGGCACAATCACATAAGGTCTTGGTACCGGTGTTGGTATAGAATCATCGCCACGTACCATGAAAGGATAGTCTACAGGTGCTGATCTATTTCTAAGGTATTGCCATGCTTCTGTATGTTTGGGTGTACACACTTCTGAAAATGCAGGCAGTTCAAATTCTGGAAAAGAGATGCCAGCTAGTGTATCAAATGTTTGTCTACGTTCTTGCAGTATGCCATTGATACTACGATGTCGCATGCTTTCCAAATTTGCACGTTCTATTTCTGCTTCAGGCACACCCAGCCAAGTCAAGAGCCTGCGGGCCTTAAAGGAAAGATTCCGGCCAAGGATAAAACTGGCTGTGTATGAGCAATTGAAACAGTGATAACTCCATCCCTGTTCAGTTTGTTTGATTCCGCCACGTTGACGACGGTCCTGTGTGTTGCCATTGTGGGTGCAACATACTGCGTTGAAGCTCAACCATCCACCAGGTGTGGATTTTCTTTTTGCAGGTAGATAAGCAAGGATGTCAAGCATCTGTACAGTATAACAGATTTACTGTACTAAATCAACGATATTGAACGTTTTCTATCTTGCCGTTTGTGAATACCGCCGTTGCTGATACGCTACTGCCAAATTGGATTGGTAAGTAACCTGAACCGCCATTGACTATTGTGACCGCACCAACTCCGGTACTGCCAAGAGTACATGTTGCTTCAGCTCCCGAGCCATTGCCCAAAATTTGGATGTAAGGTGGTGCCACATAATTGTATCCGGGATTTTGAACAGTGATGCCCGTCACTGATCCATTGACCACAGTAACGTTGCCAGATGCTCCAAATCCAATTGAGTTGTTTAATCCCAATCTCAACAGCGGATGGAATCCCACAACATTGATATAATCACTTATGGTTTCACAAAGATATTGTCTAGACTCAGTAACATCATACCAAACTGATTCATAGTTTTGTGCGGCCTGTACTTTGACTGTGCCAGTAAATCCCACTATGTCATATTTGACTGTGGTCAAACTTGCACCGTTTGTGGGCATGAAACTTGAAAAGAATTCTGTTTGTTGGATAGCATTGATAGGTTGTGGAGTAAGTGCCCAGTCCGGCCATTGTGTGGGTGCTGTGCCCATGAAGTTGATCTTGCCATACATGTCAGGCACAGTACATTCCCTGGCTGGTATGTGTTGCGGAAATACACTATCCACAATATTACAATCTGCTCTTGCCTGTGAATTAGCATCTGTGTATACCGCTTGTACGTAGTTTCCTGCTGATCTTTGTATACTGTAACTGGCAGGCTGTGCTTGGATATCAATAGTATCCGCTGAGTCAAGTACAACTTTAACTCTGCCCAAGGCAGAGCTTAGAATTTCCATGTCTTTGGTAATCAATAACTCGTCTCCGGTTTGATTTACCACTCGGAAAACAAAGCTGGATCCTGCAATGTTCACAGGTTTCTGGTCCTGGTTTATAAATTCAAAGAGTAACACATTGTCTACTCCCTTGTTGATTGTTAGTTGTTTTGCGTACACTGGGTCATACCTCTGAGTAAAGTATCCGCCGCTGGTGTCTACTAGCAGTACACGGACGATTTGTTGATAAAGATAAGCGGTGGTGGAATACATCTTATATTTAGTTTGTCCAAAATTAGCAACCCATAAATAACCGCGATGGGAAACAATATCTTTGAAAAATTAACTGAAAAATATCCGTTTATAACGCTGTGCATGTACGCCAACGCAGAATATGTGGGTGTTGTACAAAACAGGGATGATATTGTGACCACCATTTATGACTTTGGTGTTGTACAAACACAGGAGCTCAAGATGGAGTTTTTAGAACTAGCGTCAACCTGGTGGTGGGAGAGCAATAGATCAATCCCCATCAACATATTCCTGCGTCGAGACTGGGAAAAATTCCGTCCCACCCTACGTACTTTTGTCAACAAAGATTTAGAAATCTTACATGGCCCTGCTTGCAGTTTGTTGGACATTGCCCGCAAAAAAGGCAAGAGAAAATCAATTACACTTGTGCGACGTCTTGACTAATCAAATTCATGTGTAGTGCTACCAATGCCGCATAAGAAATTGCATGACTGTGTTTGAACACAAATCCTTGTGATTCATCTCCATCCCACACACTCTCAAATACTTCTGGCCAAGGGCGTGTTTGTAAATGTGCTTTGCCCGGACGTATGATAGATATGAAGGCAGCCATCCTGGGTATGCTATCTGGCCGCATTGCCTTTAGTAAATCTGTGTAGTTGCCCACGTGTACTAGTTGTTGTGCCCATTCACGATCAGTCCACAGTCGTTCCCAAGGTGGTGTTTGATCTAGCATCTGTTGATAGTGTGCAGGATCTTGAACCAGTCCGTAAACACTCATGTTCAAGAAGTCCAGTTTAAAGTATCCACGTTGTTCTGCTGTTTCGTAATCCAGGGCCGCACAATTATTAAATGGATCACGTGGTATGTTGGTTACATATACACCCGAATTGTGTTTCCGTCCATTGCTTTGTCGTGCAGGCGTGTGCTGAATTAATTTCAGTACATTATCTCTGTTAGCAAAGTCAATATCAATATCTGCGCTCATTACCATCCTGCTTGCTTTAAAATTTCCTTGGCATACTCTTGATCCGCTGGGTAATCATGGAACTTTTTCTGCCAAGCGTCACTATCAATATAGGGCCAAACTATTGCAACCTGTTGTGCCGACAACTCACTCAAGAACTTTTGTCCCGATTCACTATTGTAAATCACCCAAGGACTTACACGTCCTGCTGTGACAGCATAACACAATGCATGAGTGTTACCATACCGCAACCAATCATGAGCGGGATTGCCTGTTTCTTCAGACCAACGCATGCTGTATTCTATGGCACGAGCCAGTGCATCGTTCACTGCTTCCACCAAGAGATACTGCATTAGATATTCTGTATAGATTCGATCGCTACACCAGTGATCTATCTTCTTTTGTTCTTTCAACAACCACGTCATAAAACGATCCGGTGCAACAACTCGTGTGTTTACGCAATAGTGTCCAAACTTTACAAAGGCTCGGTAGTATGCACTCTCACAAAAATCATCGTGTGTTTTGTTCCTGGCAGACCCTTGCATGGTTTCATAAAACTTGATGTATGCTTGAAAACCCATGCGCACACCGGGTTCATCTTTGTTTAGTCTCCTGCGTTTGGGTTCACACATGTGAACTGCTATGCTGGTTTCTCTAGCAAAGGTCTTCTTGCAGTATTCGCACGTGAATGTCATTTCTTGTCATTGCCTGCTAGACGATTGTATTCGTCAATTTCTTTTTGGGTGGTTATTTCGGCCATTACATCTATCTCATCATCTTTGTAGTGTGGATAGATAACCATTAATGCTTTGCGCTTGGCACTAAGCCCTGCTTCTTTTTTCTTGGGAGCAATCCATGGATGTCTAGGCATACCGCCATGTTCGTTTAATATTTCCACTCCCGGACTTACTGTTGTGGCCATGAGCCATTGTAGTTTTGGATGCTTACCCACATCAAAAAAGTGTGTGTTGAGTCTTTCGTTAGTGGACAGTATGTAGTATTCTTCTAGATCACGGGAACCTTGCACAGCCGATCCCCAACGTATCATGAGATAGGTTGAAAACTTTTTCTTTTCTTCGTCGGTAAGCTCGTCGTAGAAATTTCTGTTCTTGCGATCGAACTGCCTCATCTCATTGGCAATGGTTAGTTTTTCACTCATGTTTGCTTAAATTATAAATCATTATAGCACGGTTCAAGGCGTCTTGTAAAGTGGTATTGGTTTTGGCGGCTCGACGAATGTTGCCCCACAAACGGTCTTGTTCAAGGTCTTTTACTAGGCCTGCAGCCTTTATGCTTTGCCCAATCATGTGACGCTCCGTAGAACCTGCTTCGCGAGCATACACAGTTTCTCCTCCATCTGGACTTTCGTAAACGTATGTGGCACCTGGTTTAAGACTGCCCATACTTGTAGCCATACTGCAAATGTGCCCAACGTAAAAAACGTTCAAGCCCCTCTCGATCGTCCGGGTAACTTTCCAAGTATACTCGGGACAAACGATTAATTATTTCAAATATTTCAGGTTCAGTATAG